GGCATGGCAAGGCAGGGCGAGGCTGGGCGCGGCGGGGCGAGGCAAGGCAAGGTCTATCTGCAAATGCGGGGCTACTAGAATGACCAGCGTTACAAGTGACATTCCAATCCTGACTCAAGTTGCGGTCGGGCTCACCGATCAGCTCCTTATCGTCGCCAACGCCCAGCGCAAGGGGCTGATCCTTGCTAACCCCAATGCTACCGCCATTGTCTATCTCGTGCCGCAGCCGGCCAGCGGCACGGTGGCGGCCGCCGCCAATACCGGGATTCAACTCTCTCCTGGCGGCTTTCTGCAGATCGATAATCTAAAATGTGCCTGCGGCTGGCGGGCGCTGGCCAGCGCGGCGGGGACGTGTAGTGTCTTAGAGTGGGTCTAGATCGTGTCCTGGCCTTCACCTCCCTATCCGTTTGCCACCGCCACCTCGCCGGAGCCGATGGCGAGCTTGGACACGATGTTCAATCAGGTCGGGGCGATGCTAGCCATCCCCTGCACGCCCTCCGGCACCAACGCCATCGCGTTAACCCCGAATGTTAATTGCCCGGCACTGAGCAGCTACAACGAACTGGGCGGCTACCGCTTTGTGGCGCTGGGCACCTCCACTGGCCTCGTCACCGCGCAGTACAACGGGCTCGGGTTCCTGCCGGTCTATCACGGCGATGGCGTCACCCAGGCCTCAACCGCCGATATTGTGCTTGGGCAGCAGTATGTCTTCCGGTTTCACGCGGCGCTCAACGGCGGCCTGGGCGGGTTTTATTTCGAGAGCCCGTCGCAGCCGGTGCCGATTGCGAGCTGGTACACGCCGGGCGGGCGGCTGACGACCAATCCCGGGGTGCCGGTCAATTTCACCACCAATGTCGGGACCGGCCTTATTTATTACTCTCCTTATATTCATCCGTTCGTTCCGCTGTTTAACGGGTCGACCGTACAGATGTATCAATTTGCGGCTTCGCTCAGCGACCATGTAGGGCTCACCATAAACTTGAATGGTAACGCCGCTTGGCCAGCCGGCAATGTCTTCGACATTTTCGTCATTCTCAACGCCGGCGTGCTCACCCTGGCCACTCTGCAATGGGCCAACCTCACCACCAGGGCCATGGCCTTGAGCATCTTCGGTGGCTTCCTGACCAACGCGGGCGCCACCAACATGCTGACCGCGCCGGCTGGCACACCCGTAACGGTTGCGGTGGCGGCCAATCAGGCGACATTTCTTGGATCTTTTTACACTACGGCGAACGGGATTGTGCAGTGGGCATTTCCCGGCAGCAACAATTCAGGAACGTTTGGTCTGAGCAACTACTACAACAGAGCACTGTTCACCGGAAATGTTGTAGACAGCGTAAGCTACACTTATAGCAGTGCGACTGTCAGACAGGCCGGTGGCCATGCCTACAATCAGATTACCGTCTTGCAGACCAGTTCAGAGCGGGCACTCAGCTTTACTGCTATCACGCTCGTGCAAAACGCAGCAGTTGCAGGAAGCTATGGCCTAGTGGGTCTCGGTGTAAACAACACAACCGCATATGCCGTGTCGCAACTGAGGCAGACGCCGTCTGCTGTGGCAACTCAAGGCGGTATAATAGTGCCCATAACAATTTCCTTTACCGGGTTTTTCACTGTTTCAGTAAATCAAAACGCAGACGGCACCAACGCCACGACCTTTAATAGCGGCACCAGCGACCAACTTCAATTCACGGCATGGCTATGACAATCAACAACCTGCAAGCCTTCGACGCCGCCATCCGCGCTGTGGCCCCTATCGACGGCGTCAGCGCCGACGGCAAAACCATCTGGTTCCAGGAGAGCGCCACCGAGGCGCAGAAGGCCGCCGCCCATGCGGCCGCCGCCGCGTTTGTCGACAGCGAACCCGCCTCGGCTGTAGTACCACAACCGCCGCTGCAGGAACTGCCGCGCCCCAAGAGCATCACCGAGGCCTAGTTCAGCGCGCCCACATCGGGCTGGTGCTTGGCGCAGCCGTCCTCCTTGCCCACCATGGGAAAATACCCCCGCACCACATGCGCCACGTCGGCGCCGGGCTTGCGCGGGTCGACCAATGGGCTGGATGGCACTACACCGACGATGAACGGCGTTGGCGGGTTGCAGATGCAGACCCCGACGTTGCCGTTCTGCGGGTTGTGAAAATACCGACACGTCCCGCACTGTTTTGCGCCGATGGCGTTTTTCATGGCGCCGCCTTCTCCTCGTCCCTGGCTGTTCTTTTCGTTGGTGAAAGCCCTGTCTCCAAGGTTGCAAACGGTTTGCTGGATTGTTTCTTGTAGTGGTCGGTAATGACTTTCGCCAGTTGCAAGGTCATGGTCTTCCGCAGCAACATTCTACTGTCTGATGTGCCAAACAGCATTTCCCAGTCATCATCATCGGCTGGCCCGCAACGTATTTGATTGACCCGAATGTCGACAAGACAACTCGGGTGTGGCCAATGGCTCTCTCCGTCGTCATCGATCATGGTGCGATCCCCTGCAGGATGTAGCGCACCGACATGCCGACCGCCTTGGCGAAGGCCACCAGGGTATGCAGGTGGATGCGCTGGTTGCCGTTCTCTATCAGCGACAGATGGGTGCGGGTGATGCGCATGCGCTTGGCTGTCTCCAGTTGCGACATGCCGGACCAAGAGCGTAATTCCTTCATCTTGCGGCCAAGCTCGGGATAGATTTTCTCGATCTTGGCCTTCACGTCGGCGGCTCCACCGTTTCGCCGGTCTCCGGGTCAAAGAGCGTCCCTGATTCGGCGGCGGCTTCGGCGGCGGCCTCAGCCATGAGTTTGGCGTCGGCGGCGTCCCTGATTTGCGCCAGCTGGGCGCCAAGACCGGTGATGATGGCGCGCTCCTGATTGCTCATGTGGGCACGCCAGAACAGCATAAATTCGGAGCTGCCCTTGGCGGCGGCGGCGCGCGCCGCCTGCTCGAGCGCCATGATCTGCTTGATATTGAGCTTGGCGTCGGCGGGCGGAGTTTTGTCTGGCGGCGGCGGCGGTGCGGGCCGCTTCATGGCGTCGGGCTTGGCCACCGGCTCCTTGTCGGCGGGGGCGCTGGCGCCGTCATCGTCATGGGCGGCAGCCAGCCCCAGCGCCGCCTTGAGCGCATAGCGCGACAGGTAGGTGATGCTGGAGCCGATCGACTGGATGGCGTTCTTGCCGCCGCTGGTGTCGGTCGGCCCCGACAGCGAATTGCGGATCGAGTGCCCCATCGCATGCGAGATGATGCAGGTGACGGTGATGCGTCCCGGCTCGGTCGTGGTTTCGAACCGATGCGACAGGCCGTGCTTGCCGAGCACCGGAGCGATGGCGCTCACCACCTCGGCCAGGTCCTCGTGCTTGTAGGATGTAGTGCCGAATTTGACCGCGCGGTTCTTCACCAGCGCCGGCATTTCGGTCGAGGCCGCGGCCATCGCCTTCTCGAACGCCTTGCGCGCTTGATTGGCCTCCCAGCGCTCCTGCAGGCCCATTAGTTTCTCGATCATCTCGATCGAGGCACCGTCTTGCAGGGCCTTGGCGATCAGGTTCATGGGGTCGATTGGATCGTGAGTGACCAGTTGTTTTTCGTTTGCCATTTGCATAGGCGGCTGAATTTCGGTCGCGGTGTCGGTTCCTGCCTTGAGCATTTGCTCTTCTCCAAAGGTCAAACCATGTTTCTGCACGAGTGCGTGCAACTCGGTCAGCGTAGCGCCGCCGACGCCGACCCGTCCGAGCCAGAAAGAGGGTGAATATGCCGCCGCATCTTCCAGCGTGTTGCAGTTTGCATTGCGCAAGACGTTCATCAGCCTTGTCGACAGTCCAACTTCATTAAGCGGCGTCATGTTTCGCTCTCACGCAGCGACAGGCGGCCGGCGCGGTCGCGGGAAATGCGCACGCCATGGCCAAAGCAGCGCTTGGCCTCTGGCGGCACCAGGGACTTGAGCACCTTCTCGCTGTCCTTGGCAGCCTCGGCGGCGCCGTGCGTCTGCAGCCAGCGCTCGGCCTGCAGCGCCCACTTCTCGTTGCCCTGCATGTTCACCTCGGCGGTCGGCTCGATCGGCACCGGCACCGGCGCCAGTTCCACCGGCGGCTTGCGCAATGAAACACACATGAGAAAATAGTCCGCCCGATCGATCATCACGTCGATATATGGTTGATGGCGGGTGATGTATTCCACGATCGGCTCGTTGGCGCCCATGATAACCGACAGTGCGCATTGCTGCGCTCCGGTCACCATTTGCTGCCACTGGCACTGGGGCTGATAACGATCAATAATTATTTCCAGTGGCTCGCGGCCGCCGACGTGTTTCGCTTCGACAGGACACTTCAATTCCTCGTCCCAACCGTCGAGGGTGGCGGCCGCCCATGGGTATTTCTCCGAGATAGCGACCGTGCCGCGGTTGCTCAGCAATCGC